CATCCTAGCAATCCGTTTAAAAACCATACCCAACAGACTAAACCGATTACTGCGCCAATGCAACTGAGTATGCGTGTAGTGTGATCGCGTTTAACTTTCTTAACGACCAACGGGCTTGATGCTAAATGTTTAAAGTCTCTCATTATTCATCCTCATCTTTATCTTCACCAAAATGATGCTGCCATTGCTCAGGCGTTAAATTATCTTCCCAAGCCTGCCTGCGCTCATTTTCAATTTTAAATTTAGCCGCCATCCTAGCGTTATCAATCGCAGCTTGTGGGCTGGCTTCATAAGCTATGCTTTTAGCTTCAAGCTCTGCCTCATATTCTAAAAATAACTCATCCATTGGTTTAGTTATGACTTCACCTCCAATGCTGTAGCCAACTTGAGTATTATTATTAACGCTGTAACCAACTTTAGTTTTAGTCATAGCTTTAGGCTTCCGATTTTCTTAAATTTACTATTAACTCATTAGCTTTTGCTATAGTTATTAGTACGCCATGATCGCTAAGTGATGCTACCAATAAATTAGCGTCACTTGTCGTTATGGCGTGTTGAAAATTAAAGTCATACTGTACAGCGTCTAACTTTTCTAAAAGTGTACTCATGTCTTACGCCCCGTTATTAGTTATAGTTTTTAATTGCTGGCAAACCAATAGCATTTTCAATTTGATCGTCAAGAAGTGGCTCAAGAGTTGAAAAGAAACTCTTAACGTACTCTCTGACAGTCTCATCAAAACCAGCCTCATCTATATAAATCTGAATGTTCTCAGGTATAACGTCTACAGTGAATTCAATTTTAACTTTCATTTTACCACCTCGTAATCCATGTTAGTTTTAACAGTAATTTTAATTGCAAACCCGTAGTCAAAAGTATCCTCTTCTAAATTGTACTGTGGGAAGATTTTAATCAACTTAACAAGTTCATTAGATTCAGCACATAAACTATCGTAATCTTCTAAAGCGTAATTTAAACTAAAGGTCATACCTAAAGATGATCCACCTACTGTGACCATATAGCTTGGGTCTGTGCCGTAAAGTCCACCGTCAAATTCTGTGTATTCAGTCATGTGATGCTCCATTGGGGCCGAAGCCCCTTATTGTTGTTATGCTGCTAGTTCTACATTGAAAGATTTAACGTAGCAATTTCTTCCTTGTAACCAAGAATTACTGGTAACTACTTTGTTATTAAAAGTAACAAACTCACCTAAAGTATTAATATCAGCGTTGTTATTGACACGCTCGAAAAAGAAGTTAGCAACTGCCTTGTACATACCTTTTGCTTTAAGGGTAATCTTAGTGCCGTCTTGCATAATAGCGATAGTTACAAATTTCTTTCCAGCAGGAACCGCGATAACTTTAACAATTAGGTGAGTTTGATTGTTTATTAGAGTAGTCATAATTAATTACCTTTTATTTATTTATTTACTTAACTTACAACCAGTATAAACACTTCTGTGAAGATTGCAACACTTTTGTTACTTGTTTACGAGAATATTTCTATTTCTGTGTAAACTCTATTAGGGCCAGCGTGAATGTAAAACTTACCACTATTTAAAGCACCCACTTCTGGACGGCTTTGTAGCCACTTAGCCACATCCTTATCATGCTTGTCTTTGGCATGGTTCTTTAGGTCTGCTTGAAGGTCATAATATGTATAGCTGCTCATGTAATGCTCCAGTGGGGCCGTAGCCCCTATTAGTAATTAAGATAATTGAATATTTATCGAAGAGCATTCACATATAGATTTTCATCCATATCAGTTAGCTGTAGAGCACAGGTCTGTAAGCAACGCATCATAGACCTTTGACTAAAAGTAGTATTGCGACCATCAGGATAAAAAGCTTTTACTAAAGGCTCAAGCTCCATATCCAACATTACAGATAAGGTAACACGATCAGCGTTATCACCTATATCCAATGGTTGAATTGCCTGATTCTTAGCAGTATTCTTATTAGCAACATATTCCTTTAGATTCTGTGGGAACTTTATATTCATCATAATATTTACTCTTTATTTATTTATTTATTTATTTAACTTATGGGTTATTATAAACAGTTCTGTGAAGATTACAACACTTTTGTTAACTAATATGTGATTTATTTTCAGGGTTTCCGAATTACCCTGAACTTCGTTCATAACTTGTCATTGCAGCGTGACGTTCCCTAGCCAGTTTGTAACGCTTGTAATCAGCTAGCGTCTGCTGCCTGCCACCACGCTTGTCAGCTTCGTAGATCATCATGCACACTTTGTCTGTCTCTATAGTCGCTCGTTGCTCACGACTAGGGCCAGAAGGTCTACTAGAGTCAGGTGGGAATAACTCACTGACGCTCACCCCAGCAGCCTCAACAATCTCCATTGCGTTTGCGCCACAAGCAAAACAGTTAATCAGCACCTTGCCATCTGACAGTTCCTTGATACCCATGCTTGCAGTCTTGTCACCGTGAACTGGGCATAGAGCTACCCATTTGTTAGCCCCATTGGATTTAACACCCTCTAGCATCGTTAATATCGCTTCTACGCTCATGCGGCAACTCCTTTGCTTTTAGCCCATCTGATCTGGGTACTGGTAATATAACTTCTGGTTTCATCACTTATGCCCTCAACCATGTGCGGTTTGATAGCGTTGGGCCATACACCGTATCTCTCACGGTACTTGTGATTTGCCCATGACTCTTTGTAGCCCTTGCTGCGAGTGTACAGCAGTAGCTCACTGTAGAAAGTAGATTTGTTTTCTTTGCTGTCTTTTCTGTTGCGCTGCTCTGGCGTTAACCTGACTAAGATTTCATCAGTAGACTCTAGCTGCTCAGTCAACGGTATTTCGTAACCGCATTTGCAGCGTAAACCAACCATCTGTTGTGTACACTGTGGGCATTCTTTGACCTTCGGCTCTTTCTTTTCTTTAGTCTGTTTCTTCTCGTTAAACTTCTCTTTTCCATCATCTAATTGATCTGGCACAACATCTTCTGCAAAGCCATGACGCGCTACATTACCAGCATGGTCAAGATAAATAGCCTTTGTTTTACCTTCTGATGTTCTGGCGATACGGCCTGCGCGCTGGCAAAAAGAAATTAAACTTTTAGTTGGATAGCAGTCAATTAAACAAGTGACCGTTGGTGCGTCATAACCCGTATTAAGTAAACGTGAGCATGAAAGTATCTTAAACTCACCTCTGTCATGGGCATCATAAATGACCTGTCGTTGCTCTGCGTCCATATAGCCATCAATATGCTCTGCTGTAATGCCAGCGTTATTGAATGTCTCAACCAAATGCTTTGAATGTTTAATGCTTGGTGCAAATGCAATGGTTTGACCGTTCTCGCCATGCTCTAGCCAGTTACGCACGATATCACCCACTAAGCCCTCATCTTCTTCTGTAGCTGCTGCTAAACTGGCTGGATCGTAATCACTGCCGCCCGTTGCTAATGCTTTGGTTTTAACACCCTTCAATGCCACCTTGCGTCCACCGTAGTAGTCTACAGGGCATAGATAGCCCTGCTCTAATAGCTCGCGTGGTGTAATCGGTACAATAAGATCATCGTAGTGCTTACCTAGCCCCTTAGAGTAAGGCGTAGCTGACAAGCCAATAAAAGGAATGTTGTTATAAATTTCCATGATCTTTGTCAATGATGCGTAGTGTGTTTGGCACTCATCAACAATCGCTAGATCAAAATCTGGCAGTCTGGGCCTACGCGCCAAAGTCTGGATGCTGGCAATCTGGATTGGTGCGTGTCGGTTAGTCAATTCATGGTTGCCTTGTATCACGCCAAACTGCAATCCGTGATTAGTAAATTCTTCTAAACTCTGCTGCACTAGCTTGATTCGGTCACAGATAAATATGCCCTTCTTGCCCCTAGCGGCTACTGATGCCATTAGTGCTGCTGCTGTTATGGTTTTGCCAAATGAGCAAGGTGCTGCAAGTATTGGCCTACGCTTACCACTGCGTAATGACTGTCTGAGCATCTGTATAGCCTGCTCTTGATGCGGTCTTAAATTAATCATTTGTATGCCCTGTTTTTTATATTCGTCTAAACAAACTAGATCGTAAACTATAAATACACAAATGTAAACATTAAATACTTTTTTGTTAAACGAATTAATTAATTTTTAATATTTCTTTTTTTTAGGCACAGTAGTCATTTAGATGGTTTGGGATACCTAGTAGTTTTTACCAGTAACCTTTGCCAACGATATGCTATTTGCTGATCCACTCACCACAATTTACATAAACCGTTTATCATCCGTGATTGGCTGGTCTGCCCCCTATTGTGTATCCGCTAACTATGTTTGTATCTTGGCCTCGCTGCGGCT